GCGTGCTAATGAGAAGGCCGGGTCTATCCCCGCGTGTGCGGGGGCATCGATGCCGAACTGACGCGGCGACTGGTTCGGTCGTTCGAGCCTGAACCAGAACCGACCTCCTAGGCGTTCTATTCCGAACCATGGCCGAAAAAAAAAATGGAGGCCCGTGCCCGGATTTGAAGGGGCGTATGAGGTGTCGCAGGATGGGCGCGTTTACTCCCACCACACCGGCAGGACGCTTACGCCGTACCTGAACACGCCACGGGGGCGAGAGTCCGATCAATACTTTCGCGTGGACCTCCGGAAGGATGGAGACAGGAGGCAAGCATACGTCCATCACGTCGTTTTAGAGGCGTGGTCTTCGGAACGCCCAGACGGGGCTCACGCCCATCACGTAAACGGAGACCACCACGACAATCGGCTCGAAAACCTCGAATGGACCGACGCCGAAGAGCACCTGAACGGCCACAACGGCAATGGCTCAGGTAACAATTGCGATGAAAACGGCGCCCTCGCCCCGGAAGACGACGCGCCTTTCTAAGAGGTCTTTCAGAACCAGAGTGAACCGTAATATGGCAACTTCCGAACTGGATGAGGACGGAGGGTTCTTACCGAGTGAACTACGCGACAGCCCGGAAATGGAGAGGGTCGTAAACACGTCTCGGGCCTTAGAGCGGGAAATGGTGTGTCGGTACATCGCTGCGGTGGCCGAAGCTCAAACCGACCCGAACGTAAAGCAGGCCATGGACGTGATCCGGACCGAGATCGAGAAGGGGTCTCATGACGACTTCTACAGAAAAACGATCCTTGCCAGCAATGAAGAATGATCTGCGCCGGACGTATGTCCTTCAGCGGCAGAGCGTGGACTGTTGGGGCCGGAGCCGACGCGAGTACCTTCACTGCGTGAATGATCTGCCGTTTCGGGAGTGGTTCAACCCGCTCGAAACGGTCGGAAGGCTGAGGCGGGCACGTCACTTTCAGACGAGGGACGCGGCACTCGATTATCTGCGGAAGGATGTCCCGGACGCCTATTCTGAGCGGTTTTCGGTCGTTCACGTGCCTGTTCCCGCTTATCCCTTCGATGCCGGGTCCATGTATCCGTTCAACATCGACTGATGCCGTCCACCCCCTTCGTTGATCAGAACCCGGTCTTCGCCCCGCTGAAGACCACAGGCGCCCGCTACGTTCTCCCGTTTGGGGGCGCCGGGTCCGGGAAGTCGGTGTTCACCGCTCAGCACATGATCGAGAAGTGCGGGCGGAACTCCGGTCACTTTATCCTTCTGGTTCGGAAGGTGAAAACCGACGTCCGGGACTCGCAATACGCCCAAATCACGAAGATTCTCGATAAGACCGGGTTGGAGCGGAGAGTGAAAACCCGCCGTCAAGAAATGCGCATCACCTTCCCGAATGGGGCGGAGATGAAAGCCTTCGGGATGGACGACCCGGAGCGGCTGAAGTCCGTGACCGATCCCTCTGTTGTGTGGGTAGAAGAGGCAAATCAACTGAACGAAGAGGACTTTACTCAACTGGACCTGCGGTTACGCGGGAAGAGGGGCGTGGATTTTCAGGTTTGGCTCACCTTCAACCCGAATATCGGGAAGGCGCATTGGCTCAGGCGAAAGTTCTTCAACGATAAGACGGCCATGGCACCGCAGAACACGGAGGTCCTGCGGACCACGTGGCGTCATAACGCTTTCGCGGACGAAGAATATGGCCGTGTGTTGGAGAATCTGCCGGAAGGGGAGCAGAAGGTGTACGATCTGGGGCTGTTCAACGACACGGCGGACCCGGACCAACCTATTCGAGACGAATGGGTAGACGCGGCCTTCGAACGGGACCCGGAGACGGTTCGCAATCGGATAGAGAACGCAGAGTCGAGGAAGGCTGAAGCCCTCCGGGGCCGCCTCATGGGCGGAGACGTCGCCCGGTTTGGAAACGACCTCTCTTCCCTTGCGCTTCTATCGAGCGGCGTTTTAGGTCGGATCGAGTCGGCAGAGTGGAGCCGCACCACGACCACAACCCAGCGGATCCTTGAGTGGATGGAAGAGACCGGGATTCTTGGAAAGCAAATCGCCGTCGACACGGTGGGCCTTGGAGCCGGGGTTGCCGACGAGCTTCACAATGAGGATGTGATCATACGCGAGTTTAAAGCCGGGGCCGGGGCCGTCGAGGACAAGATTTCTGATGATACCTTCTTCAACTTCTCGAACATCCGCTCGCAAGCGTGGTGGTGGCTGCGAACGCTCCTTCGTGAGGGGTGGGTATGCTTCGACGTCGATCCCAACTCAGTTGAGGCGCAGCGCCTGCGGCAGGATCTGACGTCGCCCCGGTACCGCGTGAAGGGCGACCGCGAACTTGAGGTCGAGCCGAAACAAGGGAACCAGAACTGGGGCCTCCGCGAACGGCTCGGGCGCTCGACGGATGAAGGGGATGCGGTGGTGCAGGCGGCGTTCGTGAACAGGCTTCCGGACCCTGATCCATTGGACTACGGACGAATCTAACCAGAAACGTGTACATGATATCGAACGACGGATGGGATTGTGAAGAGACATTCCCGATGCAAAAAACCGAGCTTCAGGACATTCCGACACCGATTGCCGAAGAAGCTTACAGGGAATATGCCGCTCGATACGGCACATCTCAGTCCCTCGACCGGCTAGGAGAGAGGGGTGGATTTGGCTGGGCTGAATTGGCTCAACTTCTGTTCCGGCGTTGCAGGCGTCTCGAATCTAGGTTAAATGAGTCTACCGATAAGTGAGCAGATGGGCGTAAATCGCACTGACTACGAGGACGTAGTGAAACTCGAACTGGAATGCGATGTGACCGGCTGCGATCGGCAGCAGGTGCTACGCATCGTGAAGAACCCGCGTGGCGACGGCGCCCCGGAGGAAATCTCGTGGAAGGTAATTACCATTTCCGGGATCGGCGAAGAGAAAGTGAGGGCCGTATGTCCGGTCCACGACAGTGATTAAGGTTGACTGTCCGCCGGAGAGTTGATCCTGTGCCGCGTCTGCCGTTAGATTGGCCCACCCGAACCGGCCACCGATAACATGGGAGTGTCCCTAACCCGAAAATACGAGCTTCAGTGCGACCGGTCCGGCTGCGGCGCTGAAACGTGCGTTATCTGCCCTGAGGGGGTGTACCTTCACAGCAGCGTCGGCGGGTGGGAAATTCAGTTCAACCATACCCGTGAGGCCGTGCGGCACGACGGATCGATCAAGTCGGTTTTCTGCCCCAGATGCTCCTCTTCCGATGATTAAAGCGTTCACCCGTGCCCTCTCGAACGGATGGAAGGCGTTTAAGCAGTCGATCACCCTCGACACGTCCGGAGGATTCGACGGCGCGACCGCGTGGTTTGGGAGCGCAGACGCCTTCACCGATTGGTCCTCCCGGTCCTACCGGGAAATGGTGAAAAAGGCCGCGTTGAATCCCATTGCCCGGCAGTCGATCGACTTCATCGGCAACAACATGGCCTCTGTCTCCCTGAAGCTAGTGGAGGTAGAGGAGGATGGGGAGACGGAGGGGATCGGCGAACACCCGATTTTAGACCTTCTGCGCCGTCCAGGCGGCCCGGAGAATCGCCGGTACACGAAAAATTGGCTGTTTAAGGGTTTCGTCTGGGCGCTCATGGGCGGCGGGGAATACTGGTTGCACGGGCTCGCCCCCGATAACGGTGTAAACGCCGGGCAGCCGCAGAAACTGCAAATTTTCGACCGATCGGAGTTTTCCGGATTCAAGTTCGATAAGCAAACCGGGCACGTCGAAGGGTACCGTCTCCGGATGCGCAGGGCCGGGCGGCACGGTAGGCCCGTTGAGGGGGACACCGACGAAATCTTGCACGCATTCACCTTCAACCCGTTGCGGAAGGAACGAGGGCTTCCGATCCTCCTCTCGATCATGCGCCAACTCGACCTTATCGAGGACGCAGACGAGTGGAACAAGTCTGTGTCGGAGAACCGGGGGCAGGTTCCCGGCTTCATGCAGCCTGTTGGGCTGGACCCGACTGATCAACTGTCTCCTCAGCAGGTTGAGGAAGCGCAGGAGCGCCTTGATGAGGAGGTGAACGAAGCCCGAAAGGGCCACGCATGGAAGGTTCTCTCCGGCGCATATGAGCCGAAAGAGCGCGGCATCACGCCCGAAGAGGCGTCGTGGATCAAGTCCTCAAAATACTTCGGGCGCCTGGTCGCAACGGGGCTCGGGATCGATCCGTCGCTCGTTGGCGACAACGCGGCCCAGACGTACGACAACTACAAGGTGGCCCTCTTCGTCGCGTACACGACCACGATCCTTCCACTCCTGGAATTCAACCTGTCCGCCCTGAACCGGTGGCTTGTGCCCAAATTCGAAGACGAAGGCCAAACGCTTCGCCTCACCTTCGACCCGATGGAAATCGACGCGATCGTGGATATTCTGCTTGCGAAGGTTGAGAGTCTCGTAGAGGCCGCGAACGGCCCGATCCTGAAGCCGAACGAGGCCCGGCAGCTTATCGAGTTCGACCGCCTTGAGTCCGGGGCCGCCGATGAGCTTATCGTCCCGATGAACGCTCAGCCGCTTTCAGCCCTCGAATCGGTGTCTCTGGACGTGGATACGGGCGAAAATGTCCGGGACATTGGCGGAGACGGGGCACCGAAGCCGGAAGAGGAGGCCATTCGGCTATTCACGGACGGGCCGAACGTAGACCCCCGGCCCGATACTCCGTAAATGTAGCGGCCCCTCTTATGTGTCAATTATGTGCGTCCGGGCACCCCGGCCTTGAGCCTGAAGCCGGGACGGAAACCAGAATCCTCCGAAGCGTGGGCCGTGAGCGGCGAGCCCGGATTCACGCCGGGAAGGAGTACCGCATCTCCGAGCGGACCCTACGCGCGGAGTGGAAGGCGATCGAGAGGCGTAAACAGGAGGCCGAAAAGCCGCTCGAACGCAACCTCCGGTCCGTCTATGCGGCACAGACCCGTATCATACTCGACCGTCTGCGGGAGCGGGCCAACCTGAAAACGCTGACGGAGGCCCGCAAGAAGCCGGAAATCACGCCGCTGGTTGTCTCTCAGCTTATCGACTGGCAACGGTGGTTCGATCGGGTCGGGGACGTGACCGAAACGCCGCTCCGTGAGATCATCGAAGCCGGATACGAGACCGGACAGGACCGGCTCGGAGTGACAGGGCCGGATTTTACATCCGACACGCCGTTCGTGCGGCAGGTCCTCAACGAGATACTCGTAAAGACGAAGCGGACGCAGAGCACGTTTCGGGAAACGGTATCATCCGCCGTCCAGCGCGGGCTCACGGAGGGGGACGACATGGCCGAAATCGTGCAGCGCGTGCGCCAAAAGACGGGCGAACAGACTGGATATAGGCTGCGGCGCACGGTCCGCACCGCAGCGAACGGCGGGTTCGAGGCCGGACAGACCGAAGCGTACATGGATTCCGGCATTCAAGAAATGCGGTGGCTTTCTCAGCGGGACGCCCGCGTTCGAACCCCCGCCAACGGAGATAAGTGGAACCACCGCGACCCCGATGGGCAGACGGTGCAGGTGGGGACCACCTTCACGATCCCCGGGCGTGGCGGGCGGTCCGAGGAACTGCGGTTTCCATCCGCGCCGGAAGGGTCGCCGGGAAATACGATAAATTGCCGCTGTTCGACGCGCCCGGTATCGTAAATGCCGGAGATTCCAGAATTTCTCCGAAAACTTGACGGTGGTCCTGCGATTGCCTACACTGAAATGATTTCTTCTCCACCGCTTCAGTGCCATGCCCTATGATTTGGAGGAAGGGCACCCGGATTGTGAGGAAGGCGAGATTGGATTGGTCCTCCGAGAGACCGGCGAGCTAGTCGCGTGTCACGCCGATCGGGCGTCGGCAATCGACCAAATCGCCGCTATCGAGGCCGGGGACGGGAAATCAACCGGCCAAACAGCCAAAAATCCCCACACTGGTATGCAGAAATCGGCGGATCATCTGGTTGGTCCCTCCGGGGGGCGGGTGAAGGACCTGGATGACAAGGGGAAAATCGGCGGTTTTTTGGTTCGCTTCGGGTCCCCTACCGAGCATGATCTGGAAAAAGATTACTTCACGAAAGAAACGGATTTTTGGCTCGACGGTGGTGAGGGGCAGACCGCCACCCTCTGGGCACACGGCACGGACCCGAAAATCGGGCAAAAGCGGATTGACGACGGGTGGGGATCTCTCGTTGTGAAGGACGCGGGCGTGTGGATGGAGGCGCAACTAGCGAAGCGAAACGAGTATGAGGAGGCCATTCGTCGGCTCGCCGAAAAGGGCAAGTTGGGCCTCTCTTCCGGGACCGCGAACCATCTCGTGCAGCGCGAAGAGTCGAAGGAGGGTCCCGATGGGGTTACAGAGATCAAGCAATGGCCCCTCGGGCTCGACGGTAGCCTCACGCCCGTTCCCGCTGAACCCCGAATCAATGTTGAGCCACTGAAGTCCCTGAAGTTCCCCTCGATTGCTGAACTTCAGGGAGGTGGCCGGGGCGTCTCGGGCACGACCCGGAACGTTCAGGTGCCCGGCTCTGAACTGAGGGGCGCCAAACAGCCCTCCGGAGACGAAATCGACGCGAGGCGCAAGAAATTCCGGGAGACAGTCAACATGTCCGCCTCTGAAA